CAATTAATAGACTTTTTGGACACAGAATACTCAAAAAACTTTGATTTTTTCCTATACAAAACCGTAGGATATGATAAACTTAGTCTATTAACAGTTGGTCTATTTCCTACTGCATATTCTGCGACCTCCGCAAAGGAATACTTTGCAATCGGATTCTCGGAATATTTATACGGGGACAGGAAGAGTCTTAAAGAAGTCTCACCACTCCTGTATCAGAAGCTAGGCCAACTAATTGATCCTGAATAAAGGAACGGATTATGGCTATAGACCCGAAGATAATTAAACACAAAGAGGTTCTCATTGATAAAACAGCCGGAACCGCTACTGTGAATATTACAATTTATCCAAGAAGCCTTGATAAAATTAGAAGTAAGATTTATACCAATCATGTTATTCCGCTGGTAATTGAAGCCGGCGCAGAAGTTATCGAAATCATCGAGGGCTGCGAAATAAATAATAGATATGGCGAGGCATCAGGCACTTGGATATTTAAAATCACCTCTACTATGAAAAAACCTCCTGTGAAGAAGGCTAAATCAACTGAACCTAAAAAAGAAACCGTAGTTAAAACTCCCGTCAAAGAAGAAATTAAAGAAGAAGAATCCTCTTCTGGATTTTTTGCAAAGAGAGAAAAAAAGAAAGGCAATAAGTAATGCCCCACATCTCATTTTCTGAATTAAAAAATTGGGACACCTGCCCATTTTATCACAAACTTGTCAATATAGATAAAATTAGATCTTTCCAAGGAAATGCCTATACTGCGTTTGGTAACGCCATGCACACTGTCTGCGAAAACAAGCTCCTCGATGAATCACTCAATGAGCAAGACCTGTTTGATGTTTCGTTCCTGGAGGAATTAAAGAAGCTACCAGAAAAGGTTATTGAGGATCTCGATGGCGTAATGGTTGACAATATGAGAATCTCTGGTAAGACACTCTCACCGCTGGTCATTCCCGCTCTTGACGAATACTTTCCAGATGGATACGAGGTTCTCGCTACAGAAGAAAACTTGATGGTTCCAATTCAGGACTTCACGATTGCAGATTACGACTTTAAGGGATTTATCGATTTAGTTGTAAAGACCCCAGATAATAAAGTTCATATTCTCGATTGGAAGACCTGCTCTTGGGGTTGGGATAATCGAAAAAAAGCAGAGCCGATGACAACGTATCAGCTTACTTTCTATAAAAAATATTATGCACAGAAGCATGATATCGATTTAAAAGAGATCGAGACACACTTTGCGCTTCTCAAAAGAACTGCGAAGAGTAACCATGTCGAAATCTTTAGAGTCACGAGCGGTCCAAAGAAAACAGAGAACGCAACAAAAATGCTTAGTAATGCATTAACAAATATTAATAAAAAAAATTATATCAAGAACAGAGTTGCATGTCATGGAAGATATGGAACCTGCGAATTTTATAATACAAAACACTGTGAGAAATAAAACATGAAAAAAATTAAACTATTAACATTAGGAGATCATCCATTCTCGCCATCTGGCGTCGGTATTCAAACCAAGAATATGGTTGAGGGCCTATTAAAGACAGGAAAATATTCTGTCGTAAGCCTTGCGGGAGCAATCAAACATCAAGACACAACTCCGATTGTTACGGAGAAGTGGGGCGATGATTGGAAAGTATTTCCTGTTGGTGGAGATGAAAAGAACGGAAACATCTTTGGAACACCGGAGATTGTTCGTTCAGTAATGAGAACTGAAAAGCCAGATGTTGTTTGGTGCATGACAGATCCTCATTGGTATCGTTGGCTGTGGCAATTAGAAGATGAGATTCGACCTAATGCTCCGCTTGTATATTATCATGTTTGGGATAACTATCCAGCACCAAAATTCAACAAGGACTATTATAATTCGAATGATGCTGTTGTAACTATCTCCAAAGTAACAAGTGACATTGTAAAGACAGTTGCACCAGAAACCCCAGAGGTTTATATTCCACACGCAGTTGATAATGATATTTACAAACCACTTACTGCCGAAGAAATTATGGAATTCAGAAAGAATTCTTTGGGCGAGGGTACTGAAGATAAAGTTGTTTACTTTTGGAATAACAGAAATGCAAAGCGCAAGCAAGCTTCATCCGTTATGTTCTGGTTTAAAGAATTCCTTGATGAAGTTGGTAAAGACAATGCTTGTCTGATCATGCACACAGATCCAGAGGATTCTGCTGGCTCTGACTTGGCAGTAATTCTTCATGATCTTGATGCAACTGGTGGAGAGATTATGCTTTCAACCACGAAGTATCCAGCAGAGCAGCTTGCTGCAATCTACAATATGGCAGACTGCACAATCAACATCTCCGATGCAGAAGGTTTTGGATTGTCAACTCTTGAGTCACTATCCTGCGGAACCCCAATCATTGCAAACATGACTGGTGGACTCCAGGAACAAGTAACTGATGGAAAGAATACTTTTGGTGTGGCGATTGAACCTTCGTCAAAAGCAATTGTTGGTTCGCAGCTTGTTCCGTACATTTATGAAGACCGAATCTCCAAGAAAGATTTCTTGGCTGCACTTCATAAAATTTATAACATGAACAGGGACGACCGAAAGAATCTTGGAAATCTTGGTCGAGAACATGTTATGAATAACTATAGTCTTGAGAAATATTGTAAGAGTTGGGATAAGTTCTTCACAGAGCTTCACGACGAAAATGGCTCTTGGGACACTAGAAAGAATTATAAATCTTGGGAGATTAAAGCAATATGAAAAAAGTAATTGTAAGAGGTCCGGCACTTTCTTGTTCTGGATATGGAGAACACACACGATTCCTTCTGCGTTCAATGAAAGACAATAAGGATTTTGATGTGTACCTATTAAACACCCCGTGGGGCGCCTCAAGCTGGCTTCACGAGGATAACGAAGAGAGAGAGTGGATTGATAGCCTTCTTATGAAGACGCTTGAAGCAGGGCAGGAAGCGAAGTTCGACCTCTCCCTTCAGGTGACAATTCCAAATGAATGGCAACGAATGGCTGACAAGAATATTGGTGTCACCGCCGGTATTGAGACAAATAAAATCTCCGACGCTTGGCTGCAAAGCGCAAGAGCAGTTGATAAGATTATTGTCCCGTCAACACATGCAAAAGACAGCTTTCTGAACAACAAGAAAGAATTAACTAGCCCTGATGGTGAGAAGACAATTGAAATCACTTGTGAAACACCAATTGATGTTGTGTCTTATCCTTTCCGAAACATTGAGCCGGAGGACTTAAAACTTAATCTTGCGACAAGTTTTAATTTTCTCACCGTTGCTCAAATCTCCCCACGGAAAAACATTGAAGCATCGCTTCTTGCTTTCCTTGAGGAGTTTCAAAATGAGGAAGATGTTGGATATGTCATCAAGGTGAATATTAAAAATAATTGTCTGATTGACAGAAGGCATACGGAAAGCTCAATCAAGAGCCTCCTGGATAGTTACCCAGATAGAAAATGCAAAGTATATCTTCTTCATGGAAGCATGTCTGAAGAACAAATTGCAGGTCTTTATACTGACAACTCCATCAACGGATATCTCAGCACAAGTCATGGCGAAGGGTTTGGACTTCCAATCTTTGAAGCCTGTGCATATGGACTTCCAGTGATTGCTCCAAACTGGAGTGGTTATACCGACTTCACGATGAAGAAAGGTAAGTCACAAATTCTTGATGTTGATTATGAGCTTCGTGAAGTTCAAGACCAAGCGGTTTGGGATGGCGTGATTGAAAAGGGCAGCGAATGGTGCTTTGTGAACTTGGCAAATGTACGCTCTCAAATGCGAGAACTGCATAGTAACCCCGAGACTCATAAAGAAAATGCTAATAAACTAAAAGAAACCATTAGAAAAAAATATACTACTAAACAACAGTGCAAAAAAATGGTAAAATCTATTAAGGAGATATTAAAATGAAATTATCTGATCAAGCACTGGGCGCCATTATGATGGCCCTTCAAAAAAGTTTGATGGAGCAATCTGATATCGTCCCTGTATTAAAGGGATTGGAATTTGATAAAGCTCCAGATGTAAAGAAATGGGGCGGTAAAGGCGAACTCATCGTAAACAATCCACCAACTGTAAAAGCCCCTGTAGCTGTCTTAGACGGCTCAGAGGAATAGGGTATGCCTCAGTATTACTATCAGTGTGCTGAGTGCGATCACGAGTTCGAAGAATGGCACTCTATTAAGGAAAAGTTGGAAGACTGTCCTCAATGTAAAAAAGACAATTCTCTATTTAGAGTGCCGTTCTTTAACTTGATAAAAGCCTCTGACAAAGATCCAAAAGTTGGAACACTTGTCAAGAAACATATCGAAGAGGCCAAAGAAGAAATAAAAAAAGATAAAGAAATAGCAAGCAAGAAGGAACTTAAAAGATGACAACAGAAATTTGGATGACAATTGGATTGTTCTTTACGACATTTTTATCAATTGTTATGGTTTGGTATGTCCGTAAAGTTCTCCTGAAGCTTTATATGCTCCAAGAAGTGCATAACACCGCTTTCGAAAGAATAGACTCTTTTAAAGAACACGTTGAAAAGATTCATGAACTAGAAATGTTCTATGGTGATGAAACCCTCCAAGGAATGATTCAACACTCCAAAGAGCTTAGTGAATATTTAGCAGGGCTGTCAAACTCTGTTATGTTTTCTTATGAAGACGAAGAAGATGAAGAAGAAATAGAGGAACAAGATGACTGAGGCCATTGAGAAGCCAAAACCAAAGAAGCGCCGCCGTAGAAGAAGAAAAGGTGGCAACCACTATTTCAGACAAGAACATGAAGACGCAATAGTAAGATACACACAAACGCAATGCCCGATAGAACGACAACAGCTTTGCAAAGAGTTTATTGTCCCAGTTCTCAGTGAACTGGTTGATAAGATCGTTTTCACATACAAATTCACATTATTACCCAACTGCGATGAACTTCGAGAAGAATGCAAAGTCTGGCTGATAACAGTCCTGGATAAGTTCAAGCCAGCAAAAGGTTCCAAAGCCTTTTCATATTTCAGTGTCATTACGAAGAACTGGTTCATCCACAAGGTAAAGAAGAACGCATATCGAAATAAAAAAGAAGTTCAGTTCGATATCTTGCCAAAGGACATAGAAGAGAATCACCTCTCTGTCAGCAACCCATATCACGAAACCAGAGAGTATAAAGAGTTCTGGGACAACTTCTGGGAAGAGGTTGATGGATGGCAAGTTCTCCCAATGAAGGACAACGAGAAGAAGGTTTATGAATCAATTAGAATCCTCATGAAGAACTCTGAGGAGATAGAAATTTTTAATAAGAAAGCTATTTATCTGTATATAAGGGAGATGACTGGTCTTAATACAAAACAAGTTGTCAACAACCTTAATAAATTAAGGGCAAGGTACAGAGACTTCAAATCCAAATGGGATGAAGGCGATATATAGTTTCACATGAAAGACGAAAAAGATTTTGATTCATACATTGACGAAGCAATCAGCAACATCCGACAGGATAGAGCGATGGCTGCAAAGCTCCTCACGGACTTGGTTCAGTTTATGAACAAACAAAATGACCATGAAAGTTTGGGTCTAACTGCATCCAAATATCTTGAGACTCTCCAAAGATCCAATGAACAATTGGCAAAGATTATTGCCACACTTGGAAAACATCAAAGTACCGCCCCGCAAATCTCCGAAGCTGAGATTTATGATATGATCAAGGCGGACAAAGAAGATGGCGAATGATAATAAGAAAAGTTCTCCTATTTCAAGCCTAAACTCTATTGGCTCCAAAAAAGCCGCTAGAAATGTATCCCCACATTCATCTTATACGCAGGAGTTGCGTCGTTCTGTTGTTGAGGCAAATTCTCCCACTATTGTTGGCAATGGACCGTATCGGGGAATTGTTCTCCGAAGAATTGAATATGATAAAGATACAATTCCTTTGGGAACTTGGCTTGAAACACATTATAATAATTTAGCTTCCTTGACGGAAAAAAATGAACTGCCACATCCACTTGTCTCCTATAAGGTTTATGTACCCGAATTGCACTCCATGCTCCCAAGGGTGAAGATACTTTCCGGCTCCACAGTTGCATGTTCTGAGCACTCATTGATAGACTTATATCCAGACTTTGTTCAATTGGAGATGGAGAACGAACCACGAGCATTGCCAGGTGAAGTTGTTATTGTTGATTTTGGAGATAAAACAAACTTCGAGGATGGGAGATTTATAAAGAAAGTATTTAGTAAAACTGTCCCATCTCCAGGCAAAGAGGGTTGTGCAGATGCAATGGAAGTCCTGCTGGAAGCCTGTGGTCTTCCACCAGTGCAGCAACACGGAGGACAGTGGATTGGCTCTGACGGCCTTCAAGAGAGGCTCATTGCCCTGTCAACACTGGAGAGAGACAATTTGATTAAGCTGGCAATGCTTGGTCGAGTTGGAACTGATAATAAAATTAGAGAGATACTCTATGATAGTATACCCGACCATCATGGCGAAGCTTTTAAGAAAAATGTAGACTCGCTCAAGCCATGGCCCCTCCGTGGACCCTCTTCCTCGACTAAAGGGCCAACATTATTGGATTTTGAACAAATGGAGGATGCTTGGATGATTCCGTGGTATAAAGATGATAATGAGTATCCATCTGGCTATTTGAATAGTCTGACCACCAAAGTCCAAAGGATTGGTCTTGAGAATCAACAAAAACTTCTACAAGCTGCCGTTGAGGAACTCAATCAATTAGGCGACGGGGCGTGGGAGAGCACTAGAAAAGCTAAAATTGACAAAGTAAAATATCATCAAGATGCAGTCACCAAGCTGAGACAAAGTTTGAGATTTGATATAACAGTGGCAGATAAAGGTCGAATAATATATGATGCTTTCGTATCAACATCCGACGTTTATACCCCAAAACAACAAAAAGATAAACAACTTAAAGGATTGGTTTTTGGCGTCCGACTCAACTTAGATAAACCCCCTGCTGAAACATTAGAGATGAGAAAATTAATGATCCTTTATTATAAGCGTGAACAGCAGGTTTTGATAGCGGCCAGAAATGCGATTAACAGACTATTAAAAGCTGCATCGGCTAAGGCCAAAGCACAAGAAGCAAAAGACAAAGCACAAACAGAGCTAGAGAAGGGACTCTCTGAGAAAGACAGAGAAGATATAGCAGCAGAAAAAGCTCGTATAGAAAGATTCAAAGCTTTATGCCCAGAGGGAGATAACTTTAGCAGTACATCGTATGCAACTGGATATGCTGGAGATCCAAAAGATGCACCATACATGAAGAAATCTCTTGTACAGTTTGATAAGCTCAAGAAATATGGGGGACGCCGCTCCACAAAGAAAAATATGAAGGATCATCCAAAAAGGGGATATCTTGTTCGAAGTGACGTTAGAAGTAAGATTGTTTCTGTAATTGATATTGTAAATAACCTTGGTGGGGTTTTTGGTTTGGTTGGATCCCCTTCTCGAAACTTAGAAAATAACCCTCAAAGAGGTGAAAAAGGAAAATCAGCAACCTCGTATCATTATATATTTAAAGCTTTTGACATGAGCAGTGGTCCAAGTACATTAAATCAGGGATTTAAGTTTAACGGTAAGTATGATGCAGAAATGATTAAAGCAAATAGTGAATACGTCATCACTAAAGATGGAAAATATTTACAAGTGTGGGCAAAGTCTAGCCAACCTCCTGGCTTTTCCTACGGTGGCTTTTCTACTCAACACATGACCCTCAATGCACTTGTCTGTTCCGGCAAAGCGGGAGATAATCCAGGACCAGCACCAACGGTTAAAATCGAGGGAACTTATATAAATCTAACTCGGATCTTGCTTAAACATGGGTTTAAAAGATCAACCCCTGTTAAAGGTTGGTGGAAACAATGTGGGAAAAAAGAGGGCAGCACATATAGACCAAGAGCCGAATGGTGGCACTGGCAATTACCAGAACCAGAAGGTACAACTTGGGAAGCTGCACTTCTATCTGTTTTTCCAGAGGATGATATCAAAAATACGAAAACATATAAACATAAAAACTTTGTTGCCAATGCAAAATCCGGCATGTTTCGTAAAGCTAAAGAGAAGAAAGTTTAACTATGGGGCTAAATATATAAGATGACCACGAAAAAGGGAAACACTTCAAAAGACGAAGCTCTGGAAGGAGTCTCACCAGAGATTGCTGCACAGTACAATGATCCCATAGAGGGAGTTCTCACTGAAGAGGTTCCTGGATTCAACCAACTCGCAGGTGAGAAAGTTGTATCAGGTCCAAACAACACTTGGATTGTATTGGGGCGAGATAGGCCAGGTAGTCCTTTTAGTGGATATAGTGGAAAGATGCATACTCAATGTGGCACGATTGATATGGTTGTTGGAAGAATGTCTTCAAAGGCTAAATCAAAAAACAAAAAAGGGGAACCACTATATGCAGATCCAAACTTCATCTCTGACGCCGCTAGGATATATATAAGTCAAAAAACAGACATTGATAAAAACCTTCAATTAGTTCCAGGTGGTGTTGGAAATGGTGATGTTAAGTCCGCCATTGGAATAAAAGCGGATCAGATTCGTATTGTCGCCAGAGAAGGAATTAAACTGGTTACTAGAACTGACGATGAAAACTCTCAAGGTGGCCCTATTAAATCTACTCTTGGAATTGATATAATAGCTGGAAACGAAGAACACTCGTTGCAGCCAATGGTAAAGGGTGAAAATTTAAAACAAGCTCTTGAGAGGCTTGTACATCATGTTGATAAGCTGAACGGTATTGTTATGGGACTGGTTACGTCACAGATGCAATTCAATGCAGCAGTGACAGCGCATACTCATATTTCACCGTTTGGCGGCGCCCCCACAACTCCATCTCCAACTGTTATATCTGCTGGGATGCAAGTAATGGTATCTCAGATGAAAGACACAACAAGATCTCTCCTAACGCACAAAGCAAACTTACAGATATATAAAGCAAAATATCTAACACCAGTCGCTGATTGTTGGATTTTGAGTAGGCACAACAAGGCAAACTAAATGGCAGAAAATAATACTCACAAAGTTATTAGCATTGAAGACATTCTTATATTACGCTCAGAGCCAAGTAGCGTGTTGGTTGAAGACTATTCTCAAATATCTCGACAGAATATCGGCACAGATGCTGCCATTCAAAATGGAACAGAGTTTATTGTATTAGACGAAGGTTTGGGATTTCAGTGTCAGTGGCATAAAGTTCAAGTCGGCGAAGCAATCGGGTACTTTTATAACAAGTTTATAGAAAAGCTTCCTGAAACTCCAGAGTCTTTGGAGTATGTCTGTGACACAATCCAGCCTATTGGATTTCACCCTCTTCCAGTCAATTGGGTACAAGAAGAATTAAACAAAGCATACCTTGATAGAAATTTAAAAAAATGGTGTGTTCCAGTAGAAACAGCTTTTGCATCAGGTGGAAGCGACTTACAATCAAGATTGAATCTCTATGTTAAAGATGGCCTAAAAACTATCCTGAAAGAGAACGGCAAGAAGCATGATGATATAACTATAGATTCTATTTTAAGCAAATTTATTTCTGCGAATACCGAAGATTACTATATCGATCCACGACCACACACAATGATGCGTGTGCTGATTACTTTTCCAAAGAAATATATTGCGCCACTAGAGGATATTTCTAGGCTTGAGCAGCATCAGAATATTTCCCCTGCTTATTCCATTCAGTTGTTCATTAGAGACTATAAAGAAAAGATAGAGAAGGCAGCTTCTGTTATGGAAGCTTATGCCGAGGACATTGATAAGTTTACTGGAACGGTTGAAGATTTGGATTTGAGAATGGAGGCCCAAAGGCTGAGAGTTTTGGACTCGAAGCTGGCCAAGATTATCTATTATAATGGTTTGGATCTTGACAACAATACGATTTTGGAATTAGCGATCAACCAAAGCGGTCATTGTTTTTCAATTTCAGAAAATTCATCTGGAGCGTATGAAACGATCAATAGAGGCATGGATAAGTTTTTGGATGGACCTCCTTTTGATTCACAGCGAACAATGAATTATATATCAAACCTCTTGGAGATAATAGACTCAGAAAGATTAAATACCCCATGGACTGAATTTGTTTCAAACTATACAATTGGACCTCCTCCAAAAATATTTCCATCGATGCCAAAGGGAAGTTCTAATGCAGATGTTTCATCTAATTCTTTAAAAGATAGACCATCTGCTTCTGGACTCACCGCTGCCGATGGTTTATCTGGTATAGCCGAAGCAATAGGATTTGATGCCTGTTCTGCCCTCGGCGAGGGATTCTCTTCAGTTTCGGATGTGAAAAATACAGTCAATTCTCTTTTGGAGCAAAATGAAAAAGCAAAAGTTCGAACAAAGAAAGAGTGGGATGACTTTAAAAAACTCCTCACGGTAGACGAGAGTTATAAGAAGATAAAAGAAAAGATTCTTGAAGAGGCGAAAGAAGCAGAAGATTTTGTAGGTGATAAAATATTCAACAGATTCGGAATAAAATTGGCAGAAGTAAAAAACTTGGACGACCTGTTCGAAAAGATCCTCAACAAGATTTGCTTAACAGACTTGATGATTCCCGCTCTTGCATGTTTTGAAATCCCAGAACTTTCTGAAGAGATGAAGAGATTTAAAGAATCTTTACCAGAGTTGCAATTATGTACAGATCCTAAAGACCGATGTAAACTAAAAGTTGTATTATCCTGCGACAACCCACTTCTCCTTGATGACCTTCCAACCCATGATTTGTTGTCTGCAATGGGAAAGATTATTTGGGATTCTCTTATTGCAATGCTTACGCAAATGTTTATGGAGCTTTTGCAGGACTTGATGAAACTCCTTGCCAGTCTCTGCAACGGCGAGGACGATGAAGATGAGGGATCCTCCAGTGGAGTAGATATTAGCCCTTCAAATCTTGGAGATGATATTAATGATTTATTAGATGATTTATCCTCTCTCTTATCTCCACGAGAATTATGTGCGCTTCTTAATGGCACAGCCTCAGACACAACAATCGAATTAATAAGATCTATAATACGGAGAAGGCATCCGAATCTTTCAGAAGGATTTAGTACAAAGTCTAGTATTATCGATTTCTTTTTAAAGCTTGGTGGTTTTGTAGACAGCAAGATGTGTGAAGACTTAGCCTCGGCGGATACTGATCCTGGCAACATTCCATATCTAAGTTGTGGCACGACTTCTCAAGATCAATTTCAGGTCAATTCTGAATTACACCACCTGTTGGCAAATCGAGAAGGTATCACTGATGAGCAAATTCAAGATCAGATAGACAAGGCACGACAACGCCGAGAAGATAAGATGGAAAAAGTTGCCTCTGTAATGGAGATGATTGCTGCTGGTATTCGAGGGGAAAAGAGTCCATTTGAGAACTTGGCCCCAACGCTGCTGAAAGGTCCAGATGGTTCTGGCGTCATCGACTTATCACACCCAGTGGTTCACTATTTAGAGCATTTAGTTTTGGATACGGTATTTTATCCTGTCCGACGAGCCTTCAATTCAGATGCAGAAGAGTTAAAAAATGCTCTTATCGATGATGTTCAGGATGTAAATCTAGTTCCGTATAACATTAAGGTGGAAAAGGATGGTCATACAGGCGAAGTATTAAATCCAGAAGTTAGAATATTTGCAACAAAATATGGATTGTCCTTAGCAGACATGGAGGAGGAATCTAAAAGTCAAGATGGAAAGGTAAACATTTCTAAAAATGTCAGAATGGTAAATAAGAGATTAAAATCTTTGTTATCAGAGATTGAATCAAATGAAGTGTTTGCAGAAGGCGCCGACTCTGAAGGATTCTATTATGAACTTACATTACCACCAGATCGTGGAATTGTGGATGTACTGGCAGCATTAAACGAAGCGATGGGCGGAGACTTTGGATTTGCAGCAGAAGAAGTAGAAAACGCTCCTCGGTGGAAAGTCAGATATAAGGTTCCATATATAATGAACTATGGAGATGAAATAAATATCGACGACGACTTCATACTTGAGATCTTCCCAAGCTCCAAAAATATGAAAGGTATAAGAGTTGCAGGAAGAGGGAATATAAGCCAAGATGTTATATCCCTGATCAACAACGAACTCAAGAACGACACCAGTGATTTATCCATCTTCATTCCACTCGGTGATGATTTGGAGCTTAGTGAATTAGTGACAGCCGAACCAGTAGAAGAAACCACAGTTCCAGTGTGTCATGACGGAACGACTCCTGATAGATTCACTCCTCCGCCTCAAGCAGTTTTCGGAAGATATGTAAATCATCGATGGGAAGAAGACACAGCGCAAGAGATTACTAATATGCCATCGGCAATTGGGTCAAAGATAGAAAAGTATTTTTCTTATGGAATCTTTCCGCAGGTTACAAGAGATATGATAGCAATGATTTCAACACAAACCTCAGAGTCTCCAATCCTAAAAGACAATGTGACAACACATATGACAAACGGATACGAAACGAAATCATATATCCCAAATGTGGCTAATGTATTCTTCAATAGACCACAGACAAATATGGAAAAAGCGTGTGATGTTGATCCGCATCTTATGAAGATTAAACATCACATCTCAGAACTCAAGTCGGAGATTGCTAAGATAGATCAAGAGACAATGATCAAAGAAGCGAACACGCAAAGCATTGCTGGAAGAAAGCCAGATTCGTGGTCACGAGCAGCAATGATTACAACGATTAAATTAACAGCGAGAGCTTATATATTTGATTATGCAATGCGCTCAATGCCATCAATTACAGAATTCTCCTTAGCTCAAAGCGTTGATGAATATATGGTAAACTTCTTTTTAAAGAAGATGTATTCAGAACTTGGAAACTATAGCAGAACTTATCGAGATTTATTTAATGACACGGCAAACGATTATTATTTAAAGTTGGTTGAATCGGGACAGATTCAGCCAGATTACACAGTCGATTCAGATATACACCTTGGTCTTAAATATATAATTAGAAAAACCATGTCCGAAGTATATACAGACTTGAAATGTGTTATCGACAAACATTTGGGATTGAACCTCAACAGCCTAAACTACCGAAGTCTTAAAGAGCGTGTAGTTGAAGAATGGCTTCCAATGATTGAGCTTCCAGATGAAAAAGATGCACCAAGATTTACAAATGTTGGAAGAGATTTATCATCAACTGTTTCGGATGCTCTTGTACAATACTTTCATGATTTGCCAATAAAACGACGAGAGCTTGAAGAGGCTGTTGCCGACTATGAAGCAAAAGTAATAATTTTTGAAGAAGAAGAACTCGCACTTCCAGGTAAGGAAGCTCCGTTCTGGGATGTTGTCGAAGCACAATCTGGGATACAATATGATCGATGTTTTACTGACGAGAGAGGATTGAGTATAGAGAGGCTTTCACACATAAAGCCAGGAGAGCCAACATATCGTGCCCAAGCTGAAGCGGTTTGTAAAGGTTTAAAAACCAGCAGAGGGCAGTATCCAATAGATTTTGAAAACAACTCATATGTGCCGATTTTTCCAACTAAAAAACATGTTGGTGACAACCCCATCCCCCCCGCAATCAGGGCAAATGATCAGAGTATTTGGGCGCCTATTCACCTTGCTACGCCAACAAAAGGAGATCCACAAAAGGACCAACACCCATCTCAAGTCGCCGCTTGGGGTGATTACAACAAAGTAGGTCGTATCCGCTTTGAACGCTTTAAAAAATACTGGAGCAAGACCGTTGGACATTCAAGAAAGAAGTTTCCGAAGGATGATTCAGATCGCTACGCTGGTGTGACAAATCCGGACAAGAAGGGTGTATTGCACTGGTGGTGGCGTGGTTCAGATGCAGTTTGGGTTGAAAGAAGAGATGCTTATTGGGCTGCTAGAGAGCTTGAACATTCCCAAGTGGCAGAAATTGATGCACTTAGAGACTGGACATATGATGATGAGGAAGGCCCATATCAACAAATGAAGATGGCTGAAGATATGGTTGTTATCAAAGCAGGCGCCGTCGAAGCAATAGAAATAGAGTCTGACGATCCAGAAGCAGCAGAGCAAGCAAGTGAGATGTTTAGACTCTCAGATATTGTTGACGTTACAAGCTTAATAACAGATCCTGAATCTGGTGAATATTCTGGAGAGGTTAAACAAAAATTTAATACCCTATCTTCTGGCTTCGGAGCAGACGGCGAACCAACTTCATTTGACTTTTCAAATGGAAACTTCTTATTGGAGAAGTCAATAATGATCAGGCCAAGACAAGACCTCAAACAACACCTTGAGAGTCTTAATGTATCAACCCCAATTGGACCATCTGGAACTGTAGTTCCTGTTGTCAATGAAGCAGCAAGATTAATTACTGATTATTTTTATTGGGCTTGTGAACACCACTTTGGGTCATCTATAGGAAATATGTATGCGAGTCCAAAGAAATTTACAACATTTGTGGAATACTTTTTACAATCTGTGACTGGAGCAACAGAGCTTAAAGAGTGGAACGCAGAAGTATTCTTTGAAGAAGTACGACCAGTCCTGAGATTAATCTATGTCCCAGCAGTTTCTAATCCACAATTAGACGAAGAGCTAGATAATTTTTCAGATATTATGGAAAGAGAGATGGCATCAAATAGAGACTTTTCAAATGAAGTGAAAGTAGTCGGAGAAAAGACAGGTACATATTATTCCGAAGAACATCACACAAGAGAGACTTTTGATATTGGTACAGGAACAGTCACATCTGCTGATATAGTAACCAGAGTATATCCAATCCCAATGGTTGATACTGGAGCAATAGCTTTAGATCCATGTGAAGAGAACAAGTGGTTAAAATCACCTATTAAGAATCTATCATCAAACAACTCTCACTTCGTTGACGCATATAATTCTTCTGTTATCGAGCAGAGAGAGAGATTAATGGAGAGCACTGAATTTAAACTTTTATTCGACTTCGTATTCCCATTAAACAGATATATGTCGATGGTAAATATTTTTAGTATTATTGTGACATCAGATACGTCAAATGTCAGTTCTGCATTTGTGGAAACAAAAGATGCGCTTGAAAGCGTCTTCGGAATTCTGTCAAACACCGGATATCAAAATATAGGCCCAAGCGAGCAAGAGGTTGAAGAAGCTCAAGAGCTTCTCAAGGACGATGGCTGTTTCACCTTCGATGATCTCACAACAACCCCAGAAGATCTTATCTCCGGAGAATTCAAGAGCAAGCTTAATTTGGATATTGATATTAAGAATACCTTCAAAGGAAAGGGCCTTAAGTGGGCTAAAAAGCACTTCGAAGAAACAGGAGATAAAATTGTTGAGCAGATCGCAACCACAGTCGATCCGAATGTTATGTTTACCAAAAAGGTTGTCGGTACGGTCAATAAAGTATTGGCCACATCCGGTAAGGTATTGTGTAAGGACGCTCCTTGCATACCAGAGATTGTTATGTCTTTGATGCTGTTTTCTGCATGGTGGCCTTTCCCACCACCAAAGTCTCTGATTCCTGGAACCGGTATAAAATTCCCATGGTGGCTGACGTGGGGAAGAAACTTTATGCTACCAATCACTCCATTTGGCGCATATTATCTTTTGAAAAATCCTAACTGCCAAAGGGAAGAAGTTAAGCTTTATAGCAAGAAGCTGCCAAGTGATTGCAATATTGACCAAGTTGATGCGTGTGTTGAGAAACCACCCTCACCAAACGTCCTTTCTCAGACAATCCCTGATTCTGAAGAATAAAAGAATTAAATGGTAAAATTACCAAGTAAAAGATAATTATAGCAGAGGAATTGTATATGCGTGGCCTATCGCCAAAACTACCATTAACCAGAGATGTTCAAAACGGTTATTCATTAAACAAGACATACCGCTCAATGATACAGCAGAATGTTAAAATGCTTTTATTGACAGCGCCAGGTGAAAGAATTATGGACCCCTCTTTTGGAGTTGGATTGAAGACACACCTCTTTAATCAGAACAACACTGATTCTCAAGCTGTCATCGAGGCAGAGATAAGAGAACAAATTTCCAAATACATGCCATTCGTGAAAGTTGTTAAAATAAGTTTTGAAAACTCAGATACAAGCGAAAACCTAGATAATAGTTTATTAATGGTTCGATTTGAATATGCCGTCCCTTCTATTGGAGTATTAGATAAAATTGATTTGGGATTTGATTTAAGCAAGGAACTAATTAGATAAAGAGCGATGAGGAAGTAATCAATGCCAAAAAGAACAATACCTATTAAATATACCAGCAGAGACTTTGACTCTATCAAAGACTCACTCGTTGAATACGTCAAGAGATATTATCCAGATACTTATCGAGATTTTAATGAAGCCAGTTTTGGCTCCTTGATGTTGGATACAGTATCTTATATTGGCGATGTACTTTCCTTCTACTTGGATTATCAAGTGAATGAGTGCTTCCTTGACACCGCTGTTGAATACGATAATGTTGTAAGGCTTGGTAGGCAGCTTGGATATAAGTTCAGAGGAAATCCCTCGTCTTATGGTCTGGCAACCTTTTTTATTTTAATACCATCAACTTCTGATGGAACTGCCGCAGATACTGAATATATGCCAATACTGAAAAAGGGTAGTAGCATTAGTTCATTTTCTGCTCAAACATATATGCTCGACGAGGATGTACATTTTAACCATCCAAACAATGAAGTTCGTGTTGCAAGAGTTAATGCACAGGGCCTCCCAACTCATTATGCGGTAAGAGCATTTGGAACAGTAACATCCGGTGTAATCGCAGAAGAGTATATCACAGTTAATAATTATAAAAAATTCTTAAGAGTATCTCTCGGTAATGCGAACATTACAGAAATCTTATCAGTAACAGACGATGAGGGTCACGAATATTATGAAGTTGATTACTTGTCTCAAGATTCAATTTATAAAATAGTTACAAATAGAAACTCTGACAATACCGAGGCTCCTGCTATTTTAAAGCCATTTTCTGTACCAAGACGATTTGTACGAGAGCGAGAAGAGAATGTAACATACTTGCAATTTGGTGCATCATCTGATGTTGAGTTTGATATTGGGAATAAAATAAATCCCTCTGCTGTCGATCCTTCAAATGTTGTAATAAACAGGCATGGTATGCC